TCACATCCACAGAGATCCCTGCAATGTACGATCGGGATGGGGCGGAACAGGTTTTACCTTACCCGGACTCATGATGATTTCGGATACTGTTTCATGAGACTTAAAAGTGCAGCTGCAATTGATGTTTTGACACTGGTTATAACGTTCCTTGGTCGTCTTTGATACTTGGAAGCTGCTGCGCGTATGTGCGGCATTACCGCACAAAGGACAATTCATCATAATAATCCCTCAATCCCATTTAGGATGGATAATACATAAAATAACCATATTGGGATAGTTCTCATTCCATTTCCAATGAGTCAATTTTTACTTCCAGTTCAATGCTGGTAGTAAATCCGCCGTCCGCGCTCAGGCTGTGTGTCAGTGTTGTGATGATCCATTCCCCGCCATCTATCCGCTGCTTGAAGCCGCTGACCTTCACCGGCATTTCCGTGTATAGCTCCGCGCGCCCCTTCGCCAGCTGAATGGAAAACGTCGCAGCACCGCGCTGCAGGCGTTCCCACTGCATTTTGGCCGCCCGCTCTGCATTGCTCCGGTTCGCATAAGTGCGGCTCAGTACCAGCACGTTTTCATCCGTACCGATCAGATAGTCTCCCTGCTTCGCCTCCGGCTCTTTCTTCTTCGCCGTGGTTTTGCGTCGCCTGCGCTTCACTTTCGCCTCCGGCTTTTTTTCCGGTTCGCGGGTATGCAGCCAGCTGGCAATCACGCCGGTGTAGGCGTCGCGGTCAGCCAGGGTGAAGCGGTGGCCGTCTCCATCCCTGCGCTGCAGGGTGATAACCGGCAGCGCCTTACCGCTCGCCGTTTTGCCCTGACCCTGCCGGATAAACAGCAGATTACCGTCCTTGACACAGGCAATGGCACCGCACTGTTTAGCCAGGCGCATCAGAAAGCTGGCGTCGGACTCATTGGTCTGGTCAAGGTGGTCAATATCCATCTTTTCAACGTCCGTCCCCATTGCCATCTTCAGCTTATGGCGCCCGGCAATATCCCGGACTATTTCCCCACGGTGGTTTTGTGCCAGGACTTTTCCCGCTTCGTGTTCAGCGTCTGCCGGAAGTCCGCACTGCGCGCCCTCAGCGTCAGCCGGTCAGGCGTGCCGCTGTGCTCGATTTCGTCAACCGTATAGCTGCCTTTCGGGAAAAGCGGCTCACCCACCCAGCCCAGTGACAGCGAGAGCACGACGCCCCGGCGCGGCAGCTGCAGCTGACCGTCCGCGTCGTCCAGCTCGATGTCCAGCTGGTCCGCCTCAAAGCCCCGATTGTCGGTAAGCGTCAGGCTCAGCAGGCGCTTTTCCAGCTTCTGCGTGATGTCTGCGCCGTCCATCGTCAGCCGGAACGCCGGGGCATACTGCTGGCCGTTAATCCACGGGCTGGTCATCATGAGAATAATCCTCCCGCTGCGGCGCTCACCTTCCCGGCGGCGGTGGTAGCCGCACCCTGCATAGCAGACAGCTGATCGCTGAGGCTGCCGAACATTTCCCCCAGCGATTCATCGGTGCGCTTAAGCGTCAGCGTGAACTCAATGCGGCGGCACACGCCGCTGCTGAAGAACTCCGCTTTGGTCTGGCTCAGGCTTTCGATCACGAACATGCCGTAAATCGTCCCGCTGCCCTCAATGAGCGGCCACGCGCGACCCAGCTCCGCAATCTGCTCCAGCGCGAACAGCGACAGCCTGCCGCCGGTAATCTCCGGCAGCAGCACGCCGGAAAGCGTCAGCGTGTCGTTGTCCGGGCCTAAGAACTGCAGCGAAGGCCGCACGCCTACGCGGTTGTTAGCCGGGAATCGCCAGCTGCGCTGATACTGCAGCTCCTGATAGGGCACCGTCCTCAGCATGAAAACAAACAAGCCCAGCGTCATCATCATTCCTCAAATCCTCCCCTGTCGCGGTAGCTGCTGCGCTCGCGCGCCTCAGCCTTCCGCTGCTCTGCCTGAAGCCTGCGCATCACCTCGTCAACCAGATCCTGCTGGCTCTGCCCCGGCTGCTGCACGATGGTGAAGGAGGCGTTAATCTGCGGCGCGGCTTTTGGCGCTGTAGCGCTCACGCGCGGCGCGTCATGCCGGTAAGCCTGCGCAGGCAGGCTAAGCGGATGCAGCGGTGCGGCTGTGGCAGGCGCTGCCGCCCCGCCCAGCGTCAGCGCCGCCAGTGCCGCCAGTCCTGCGGTTCGTCTGCGGCTGGTCACGTTAGCCGGGCCATTGATTAGCTCGGGGCCGTTCTCACCCACGATCCCCATCTGTCCGGACGGAATGTTGCCGCCGGTGTCATAAAATCGGGGATAGCCGCCCGGCGGCAGCACCACCTTTCCGTCTGCGTTAACCGTGGCGGCCTGCTGGCGCGTAACGTGATCCGGCAGTTTTGCGTTTGCCGCCTCTTTAGTCACGATCCCGAGTTTTTCCAGCAGCCAGGACACCCCGGATTTCAGCGTGTCCAGCGGGTGCATCACCATGCTGAGGCCATCGGCCAGCGCCTGACCAAACGCCTTGCCCTTCGCGGCGGCGCTGTCCAGCTCTGCCCCCGTGGACTGCACCGGCGTCAGCAGGTCGCGGAACCAGCCAAACAGCGCCTGTACTTTGTCGCTAATCCACTGAAACACCGGCTGAAGTGGCGCAAAGGCTTCGCTGACCGGACCGGCGGCGGCCCGGAAGCCGTCCACCACGCCGCCTAAAAACGCCTTAATCGGTGACCAGTACTTCCAGATAACCAGCGCCACGCCTGCCAGCGCGGCCACGACCAGCCCCACGGGACTCAGCAGTGCGCCCAGCGCCCATGCGGCCCCCATCAGCACCGTGCGCAGCATCGCAAACGGTGACTTCACCAGCCACATCAGCGCGCCACCGGCCCCGCGTACTGACGCAATCAGCGGCGTGACAGCGGCACCGGCCAGCCCGCGCACCTGCGCCCCCAGCGCCCGCACCCCGGCCATCGGGTTACGGAAGGAGGCAACCAGCGTCTGCCCGGCGTCCTTCGCCTTGTCTTTTACTTTCTCCAGCGCCCCTCACGGAAGGCGTCAAGAATGCCGCCCCCATCCTCATCATCACCGCCGCGCAGTGATGCCAGCGCATCGCGGATTTTCTCCAGCCAGTTCACGGATTCCCCGGCCTCGCCCCCGCTGAACAGGCTGAACAGCTTTTTGATTCCGTCACCTGAAATCGTCAGGCCGGGCGCAAGTTTTGAAAATGCCGCACCCAGACCGCCCAGCAGTGGCGAGAGTTTTGCCAGCCCCTTAACGCCCAGCATCCCGAACCCGAACCGCAGCAGGAGAAGCGGCCCCAGCACGGCGGCCATGCCGATGGCGAGCGCGCCCAGCGTCAGCGTAACCGTTGCCACCACGGCGGCAACCTTCATCAGCCTGCCCGCCAGCTCCGGGTTTGACTCTACCCAGCGGCGCATGGTGCCGGTGACGCGCTTTACCGCATCCATGATCTGCATCAGCGGCGCGCGCAGGGTATCGCCTATGCCGCTCAGCGCATTAGCCGCACCGGTTTTCACCAGCAGCCACTGCGCGGACAGTGAGTCCTTATTGATGTCCGACTCTTTCTGCATGGAGCCTTTCGCCCCGTCGTCCTGCGTCAGCGCCAGCTGTCGCCGCAACTCCGGCATGTTGTTAGCGAGTTTGGCCGCGTCCTTGCCGAATTCCTTGCCGAAAACCATCGTCATGGCCGTCAGGCGCTTGTCTTCCGGCAGCGAGTTCACCTTCTCCAGCACGCGCTGGATGGTCCCCATCGCATCCTTTGTCATCTGCTTTTCAATCTTTGCCGGATCGAGTTTCAGCAGCGCCATGCCGCCCATGAATGACTTGCCCTGCATGGTGGCAACGGACAACTCGCGCACCATGGCGTTCGCCGCGCTGGCGGCGGTTTCCGACGTTGCGCCCAGGCTGAGGAAGGTTGAGCCGAGCGCGGCGGCTTTGCGGTAGTCCAGCCTGTCGGCCACGCCGCCCATGCGCTGCAGCACGTCGATGATGTCTGAACCTTTGGACATGGCGTTGTCGTCCAGGTAGTTCAGCGCATCGCCCAGCTGCTCGATGTTGCGCGTGGGGATTTTGTACAGCTGCGCAATTTTGCCAAGCCCTTCGGCCAGCTCACCGGCAGGCAGCTCAAACGCGGTGGACGCCTTCGCCGCCGTAGTGGCAAAGGCCAGCAGGTCGCGCTTCTGGTCCTCATAAGAATCACTCTGATTCGCTACGCCCATGCGCGCGCCGCCCTCAACCAGCGCGGCATAGTCAATCGCACCGTTTTCCATCGGCAGCTGTTCACTGGCGGCCTTGATGGCGGCCTGCATGTCATAGAACTGCGCCGTGCGGCTGCCGTCAGTGTTGCGCAGCCCGTTAACCTGCTTTGCCACGCCCTTCATGGCGTCTTCCATTGCCGCCGAAGACTTCACGGCGGCCAGCACCGGTGCGCCCATTGCCAGCCCGGCGGCGGACGTTGCCGCACCAGCACCGGCCACGCGGTCGCGCACCTCCAGCGAGCGGGAATGGCGCTCACGTACTGCGCTCAGCCTGGCCTGCCTCTCTCCCAGCCGCTTAAGCGACTGCTGCTGCCGGTCAATGGCGGCGCGCGCCTCGTCTGCCTGACTTTTCAGCTCACGCTGCGCCTGGCTCAGCTTCTTAGTGTCGATACCGGCAGCGCCCAGCGCCTCACGCTGACGCTGCACCGACAGGCGCAGCCCGTTGTAGGTCTGCTGCAGCTGGCTGGCGCGGTTTTTCGCCTGCTCCAGCACGCGGGCCTGCGCGGCGGTGGGCCTGTTTGTTTCCGAGAACTGCACGGCCAGCCGCGCCGCTTCTTCGCGGGCGGCCTTCAGGGTGTTTGCGGTAACGGCAAGCTGTGAGCGGTTTTTACGGAAGCCGTCAATGCGCCCGGCCTGTGCGTCCAGCTCTTTGAGGGTGTTGCGGGTGTCACGCAGCGAGCCAGCCAGCTCGCGCGTGCTGTCGCGGGCGCTGCGGAAGGGGCGCGTCAGCTTATCGACCGCGCCCAGCACGACCTGCAGACGCAGATTTTTATCACTCATCGCTGGCCCCGTGTCGCAGGATTGCTTTGTGCCGCCACTCCAGCACCTCGGTCAGCGTCATGGATTCGGTAACGGAGGGCGGCCAGTGAAAGACGGTGGCGATGTCCGCCACCAGATCGTCAACCGTCAGGCCGTCGCTAAATCGGACAGGACCGACTTCTTCAGCAAAAAAGTGACCACCTCAACCGACAGGCTCACCAGATCGGCGGGGTCCATTTCGTTGATTTCCGCCGTGGTCAGCGCCGGGGTGGTGATACGCGGCAGCACGGTGATCAGTGCGTTCACGTCCATGTCCATCAGCGCCTGCAGGCGGGTGCCGCGCAGCGCACCGGACTGCGGCTTGCGCACGGTGACGGAGGTGATTTCTGTTTTACCGCGAATGATTGGGGTGTCCAGCTCAACGACTTTTTCATTTGGTGCGATTTTGTCTGTCATGATGCGATTCCGTTAAAAAGAGATAAGCGGCAGGCGTGCGGCCTGCCGGTGTGATTACAGGCCCAGCGCGTTGCGGTGCGCTTCCATCAGGTCCTTACCGTCCACGATGTGGATCATGTTCACGATATCAATCTCGTAAACCACTTCGCCGTTAATGGTCAGCTTTGCGTAGCTGTTGGTTGCGGACACTTTGGTGGTGCTGGATTCGCCGGTTTTCCATTCGCCGGAATCAAGCTCCTTATAGCGTCCGCGCGTGACCAGCTCGACCGCCTGCACTTCGCCGGTATCGTCGCGCTGAATGGAGCCGGTAAAGCGCAGCTGGATGCTGTCCACCGTTTCGGTGCCAAGCTGCTTAAACAGCAGGGCTTCAGTGCCGCCTACGGTGAACTCCGTATCCAGCGCACCATCATCCAGGCCCATGTCGATGTCCACCGCACCGGCCATGCCGCCGCCGCGATACTTTTCGAACTTACGGGTGACTTTCGGCAGCGTCACGGACTCAACCAGCCCCTGCCAGTTATTACCTGCGTTGAACACGTTCAGGTGCTTGAGTTTGCGGGGTAATGCCATCTTTCCGTCTCCTTATGCGCTGACGCGGCTGCTGAAATCGACCAGGTACTGGTCGGTGATGCGCTGGCGCAGCAGCAGGTTTTCCAGCGGCGGCACCGGCGTGTAGTCGTAATCGATCAGCAGCTTGCCCGCCTTGAGCGTGTCCTTGTCGTTCACGCTCTCGTCCAGCCAGCAGTCCGCGCCAATCAGATAGCCCTGATTCACCAGGCTGCGCAGCTTCGCGCGGATGCTCTCGATAATGTCACGGGCCAGCGACGGGTTCAGCGCGCCGTCAACGGACCACATCTGCGCCTCTGCCATCGTGTCCATGAGCACCTGCGCGGTGCGGGTGTAACACTCAAACTGAAAGAGCGGGTCATCACTGAGGCAGCGGGAACCCCAGAAGCGGAAGCCGTCTTTGCGGATCAGCGTGGTGACGTCGTTCTGGTTCAGCAGGCCCGCATCGGTGGCCGGATCCTGCAGGTCCCAGAAGACGTCTTTTGAAATGCCGGTGACGCCGTTCACGCCAACGTTTGACAGGGACTTATGCCAGCCGGTCTGCTCGTCGATTTTGGCGCGCAGGCCCAGCGCACGGGCGGTGGCGAAGGCCGTAGCGTCCGCCTTCAGCACGGTGTCAAAGCTGATGAAATCAGGCCAAATCAGCATCCCTTCGCGCTGGCTGAAATTGCTGCGGTAGGCAATCGCCTCTTCAACACTCTTGCAGCCGTAGGCGGACAGGTAGGCAAAGGCGCGCAGGCTCTGTGCCACGCCCAGCAGTTCGGTGGCGACGGCTTTGGTATCGTGCCCCGGTACGCCCAGAATGCGGGGCTTTACGCCGCATACGGACTGTGCGGCCAGCAGCGCCTTCATGCCGGTGCGCTGGCCGTCGGTCACGCCGCCGATAATGTTGGCGGTCGTTTCCGTTTCGGTCTGGCCCTGCGGCACGCGCACGACGACGGTGACGGGTTTCGACTGGTCCGCGATGGCGTCCAGTGAGCGGGCCAGCGTACCGGATTCCCCGGCCTTGCCGCTGGCGGTGAGTACGTCGGTTAACAGCACCGGGCGGTTCAGCGGGAAGGTGGCCGCGTCGGCGTCGTCGCCGGTGCAGACCAGCCCGACAATCGCGGTGCTGACGGTGGTGATGGTTCGGGTGCCCTCGTTGATTTCCTCAACGCGCACGCCGTGGTGATAATCATCTGCCATGTGGCGGTTCTCCTGTGAAGGGGTTCCGCTATGGTCTATGGTCCGCTATGACGGGGCACGCGCTGGCCGTTGTGCTGTCTCTGGCACAACAGACACACCGCTTTCGCGCAGGATTTTCTGTTCCGGGGCGGGTATATAGCGGTAAAGCGTCTTTACTGACACGTCCAGCACCAGTGACACCTGCAGCAGCGTTGCGCCCTGCGCCAGCATCCGCCGGGCACGTTCCACTGTTTCCGGCGTCATCTTCCGCCGCCTGCCGCCGATGCGCCCTTTATCACGCGCAGCGGCCAGCCCGGCACGGGTGCGTTCTACGATCAGCTCGCGTTCCATTTCCGCCAGGGCACCCATAACGTGGAAGAAAAACCGGCCCATTGGCGTGCTGGTATCGATGCTGTCGGTGAGACTGCGAAAGTTCACGCCCCGTTCGCGCAGCTCTTCAGTCAGCATGACCAGATGGCGCATACTTCTGCCCAGCCGGTCCAGCTTCCACACAACCAGTGTGTCGCCCGACTGCAGGCAGCGCAGCGCCTTTTTCAGCCCCGGCCTGTCGCTGGTTTTCCCGCTTATCCTGTCCTCGAATATCAGTTCACAATCTGCGCTCTGCAGCGCAATCCGCTGTAAATCCGTGTTCTGGTCATTTGTTGACACCCTGATGTAACCAATCAGCACGCTGAGTTCTCCGCAAATGGCCGCAAGTGTGCCAGCGCAGCCCGCCGCAGGGCCAGGCTCTTATTTCTCATAAACCTCGGTTTAACAGATAAGTTCTCAGGGCGTTTTATTGGTCAGCAGATTTTCACTACGCCGGGCGCGATCAACTACAAACCCACGGCAGGAACGAAACACATCAGGATTATCCTGACCGGCGGTGGCGGCAGAGGCTACGGCTATCTCGGATGGGGTAGCGGCTTCACAAGCCGTGGCGCAGGCGGCGGCGCGGGCGGAACGGTCATCGCCTGGCTAGATGTGGACGACACCAAAACTTACTCCGGCGTGGTTGGCCGTGGCAGCGATGAAACCCTGTCAGCAACAAGCAGCACATTCAACGGTCTGCTGACGGCAGGCAACGGCGTGAATACTTCATCGGGTGATGCCGGAGGCGCGGGTGGAAAGGCTGTCGGTGGCGATTTGAATATTCAGGGCGGTGACGGCAGTGATGCGCCTGGCCTTATCTCTGCCGGCACAAATCCATACCGTGGCGGCTCTGGTGATGGCGGCATGAGTTACTGGGGCGGCGGCTTCCGAAGCGGGGAAGGAACAGTAACCGGCAAAAGAAACACCTTTGGAGCTGGCGGTAGCGGCTCTACCCGCTCCGATCCCTTCATTGGCAGTTACGGTTCAGACGGGGTTATTTACATTGAGGAATTCAGCTGATGAAAACTTATGCCCGCATCGAAAATCAGCGCGTCGCGGAAATTGTCGCGCTGAATGTGAAGCCTGAAAAACTCTATCACCCTTCGCTGGTATGGGTGGATATCACCGCGCTGCCCGAACAGCCCGATATAAATTATCGCTACATTGACGGCCTCTTTACTACCCCGGTTAAAGAGGCTGAGAACGCGGTGCTGATTGCCAGCAGCAGGCTGGCCGCCGAAATGGATGAGGCAAACCGGGCCATTGCGCCGCTGCAGGATGCGGTTGACATCTGTATTGCTACAGATGACGAAATCGCGCGCTTGGCAGAATGGAAGCGATACAGGGTAGAACTCAGCCGGATTGATACCAGTAAAGCGCCAGACATTGAATGGCCTGTTAAGCCTAATTAACTAAAAGTTTGCATAGCGACTTTGAACACCCAATTTTGTGAATTAAGATTATGCATAACTGTATAAATAGGTATATTGTAAGCTGCCAGCCCAGCTTGGCTGGTATGCTTTCCTATAAAATAGTGATCTTGTCTAAACTCTTTGGCAGTATAACCTTTTGGTAATTCAATAATGAAAATTACTGTATGCATTGATTATGACAATCTAAGTAAAATTCAAAAGTTGGCAGGGATTCGTGATGTATTGCAAAATATTTTCATTAAATCCTCTGATCTTTTTTCAGAAAATATTGGCGTCTGTGAAGTTAGATTATATGGAGGCTGGTATGAAGGAAATTCTTTAAGCGTACTTTCGCAACAATTATCAGTAAGCATTCAAAGTGAATTCCCAGAATTATTCCGCATCCCCATACGCAATGGGGGGTGTCGGTTATTAAAACAACTGTAGAACTTGCAGTTTCATTATTAGAAGACCCTAGTCATCAATTGTTTAACACATACCGAAGGAAAGGTAAGCCAAGTAATATTCGGGTGGAAGTTCCTGCAACGATTGGCTGTACCTCATCTGCGTGTCCGTTACCTTTGGTAAAAAAAGTTTTGCAGAAAGGATGTTGCCCTGCTCAAGGATGTAGTACAGGAGGTAATTCACTCGTTTACAGGCATGAGCAAAAACTAGTTGATACTATGCTTACCTGCGACCTTTTATATCTTTCTAATCAGCAATGTGACATTCTTTTTATAGTCAGTGCTGATGATGATTTCTTACCACCTATTAGGACACTAATGCTTAGAGGAACGAAAATTATTCGCATACATCCCAAGATGAGTAACACTTTGGTGCCTATTAAAATTGGCAAAGAAACATTAATTGAAATAGGAATATAACAATGCAAATAGATACCTTTAAGTCAATATTATCGACGTTTGCTGATCCTGGGTCGGAAATAATATTTGATAGCCAAAGTATAATGTTCCCAATTAACGGAGATATTATTGAAGCTAAAATCAGCTCTGATTTTGGCGATATTTATGTCGATGATGGGAGTGGCAGACTCCCTGCAAGCAAGTGGATTGTGAAAAGACTGGCTAAATTAAATTTATTGAGCTTGCGTATTTTAGAACAGATTCCTGATCAACCTAATTTTGTATCCCCAACTGCAGAACTTCTTCCAACGCTTGACACTAGCCCAGATGAAAAAACCACTCATACTTCTGATGCTTTAAATGAAATGCTAGTGAACCTGGACTCAAGAATAGCTCTTGAGACTTCAGTTCTATATATCACAAGCGATGCTGGTGAAGGTAAAACCTCATTAATAAACGCGGCAGCCAGAAAACAAGCAGCGAAGTTCAATGAGGGATTATCAGATTGGATTTTAGTGCCTATTATATTAGGCGGGCGCCATTTTTTAAGATTTGATGATATTACTGTTGGCGCATTGCAAAATAAATATCGATTCCCATTTTTGTACTACAATTCCTTCTTAGCCTTGGTAAGGATGGGAGTTATTATACCGGCATTTGATGGTTTTGAAGAAATGTTTGTCGAGAATAGCTCTGGTGAAGCTTTGTCAGCAATGGGGATTTTAGTTAGCTCATTAGATTCAGCAGGAGCAGTTGCAATTGCTGCACGAAAAGCTTATTTCGAGTTTGAGAATTTAAGGTCACAGGAAAAACTATACGATACCATCAGTAATTATTCTGTAGGCTTTACGAAATTAGAGCTCAATCGCTGGAAGCAAGAACAATTTTTAAATTATTGCAGAAGTAGAAAACTTAAAAATGCTGAAGACATATACGCAAGAGTCGTAGAGCGGCTTGGAGAAAACCACTCACTATTGACAAGGCCAGTTTTAGTAAAAAGATTGGTAGATATCGCGCAGCAAAGTCTGTCACTTGAAAACTTTATTGAACAAATTCACTCCTCAGGTTCTGATTTCTTTTCAGTATTTGTTCGCAGCATAATTGAGCGCGAAGCAAATGAGAAATGGATTGACCGTTCTGGTGAAATCGGAGCTACACTCATAACAGTAGATGATCATTGTGAATTATTAGCTTTGATTGCAATCAATATGTGGGAAAGCCGTATTGAATATCTTAAACAGGATCACTTAGATGTTGTGACTGAATACTTTTGTGATAGTAAAAGACTATCATCACAACAATCACAACAAGTTCGTGAAAGAATAAAAGGACATGCTTTGTTAGTTGCATCTCCTGACATAAACCTTGCGGTTGAATTTGATCATGACGAATTCCGTCAATACTTTTTAGGCGATGGGCTTGCTCGAACTATACTGCCACTAAATAAAAATTCGATTTCGGAAGCATTGAGCATTTTGCGCAGAGGGATTTTGCCTGAAAACTCTCAGCATGAATTCATAAGATCTATAAAAAGACAAAGTAATGAGAAAATTATTGAAGTTGCTGAGCTTTTATCATCTGTTAGCAGACTTGATGGTCAGGCCTCTTATACCAAAGAAAACTGCGGAAACCTAACTTTAAAATTATTGAGTGAGATTGATTCCGATGGATTAGAATTAACAGACATGATATTTGGCATTGAATCAATACGCGATTGTAAGCTTCGGAACGTTTCCTTTAAAGACTGCTATTTCTCTCAAAGTAGTTATGAAACTACGGAAATTGAACTTTGTACATTTGAAAATTGTAATTTTGGACAAATGAGAATCCACTCATCTACAATAATACGAGACAATAAATTTGCGGATTGTAAGTTCGACTCCATTAAAGTAGAAGATTCTAGTCTAGAAATTTGGGAGCCTGTAGCAATTAAGTCTTATCTTGATAAAAATAACGCTACATCTTTAGATGGTGCATCCATTGATTCGGTTGATGTAGAATTAATGTCAATGGATGAAGAACTTATCAGCGTTGAAAAATTATTACGTTATTTCATGAGAAGTACACATATTAGCGAGTCTGTAATCAAGATTAAATTGGGTGACCGTAGTCAGTCTTTCATAGACTTTACTTTGCCAACGCTAATCGAATCTCGCGTTGTTGAGGAAATAGAGAATCGTGGTTCTGGTCAACAGCGCCGTTTTAAGCTTGGAAGGCCGCTACAAGAATTAAACTCCCATCTTGCTAGCGCTCAAGGTGAATACAAAAAATTCATACTGGGATTTAGCTAAAAAAACAAGGGGTTGCTATCTCATAGCAACCCCTGCTACATTAGCATTTCTATCAATCAAAATTAGTGAATGAGATGTTAATGTAATGATGACAGTTCTTATTTTTAAGTATACCGTAGTTAATTCCTGAGATTCTTTTACATAAAATCTCCTAAGATGAATTTAACAAATTGACGCTAACTTAAATATAATCAATAAGTCATTTTTTGATATAAATTTTAGGCCAAATGATTTTTTCAGCATTTGAAATATCCAACCGCATTAGCATGACTCGATATTTCTTCCAGGCGAGGAGTTTACTTGCCTCATCTTCTGTAGCTATCCCTAAATCGCTCGCATCCTGCAAAGGTTGAATGGCCGTATCGGCTTCAGCTCTCAGCCTGCTGCGCTTTTCTTCTGCCTGGCTGATAAGTTCCTCTGCTGTTGGCAGCGGCTGCTCAGTCAGATATGGTCGCAGGTCAGCACCGCAGGCAATCAGCTTTCCTTTTGCCTGTCCGGCAAGCAAATCAGCCCATGCCTGTTCGGTAATATTGATTGCATCTTCCGGGATAACCCGATTAATGGCGGTATCATAAAAGGCATTATTTGAAGGCGAATATTTTTTCATTTAAATTCCTAACGCTATCCACCAGATGCCCTGCTGAGTGGTATCCGGGCCGGTGTTTGTAAGAGAAAAAGATGATTTATCGCGATACTGCACACCTACTGCGTATTCGCCTTTTGTCGGAATTGAAGCTCCCTTATTAGCAACAAGTGAAAATCCGGCACTTGGAAACGACACAGGAAGCGTAACAGTCGTGGTTGACTGCTGTGCAAAGCTGCCACTCCCCCACTGCAGAATTAGACCGTTAGGAAATTTGCAGTACCCGTCATCGGCGCTTTTTGCGTGGAACTCATACGCGCCCGTCGGCCCGGCCACGCTCAGCCCCTCAAATGCCTCCGGCACGCGCACGCGCAGCGCGTCGTCCGATTCCATTACCGCATCCACCGGCGGCACTGCGTCGGGATTCGCAGGCGTAATGGTCAGCCGCTTCACGTTGTTTCGGGCGGCCTGCTGGTCCAGATCGCTGCCGATGGCGTAGGCCACCATTACCGCCTGCGCCGCCTCGTTAATGCGCTGGCGCAGCAGGATTTCGCGATAGGTGTTTTCCTGCAGGCTTTTAACAACCGGCTCAGATTCCAGCGCCAGCACGCGGCGCATGGCGGCCTGTTCATCCGCCGGATAAAGCGCAATCAGCGCCTCTTTGCGCTCAGCCAGCAGCGATTCAAAGTCCGGCACCTCAATAATCTGCGGTGCGGGCAGCTGGGAAAGGTCAATTACTGCCACTGTTCACCCCCGTTGGCACAGACATAGCAACCGGCGAACCGTCATCACGCTGGCCGGTCAGCTCAACCACCATAGAGCCGTCAAAATTGCTGGTAAGGTTTACGGTGCTCAGCTTTACGCGAGGCTCCCAGCGGCTGATGGCGACATACACCGCCGCCATCACCTGCAGGCGGATCACGTCGTTCTGCGGCTGGTCAATCAACACGGACAGCAGCGAGCCGTAATCACGCCGGGCGATGCGGCTGCCTTGCGGTGTGATCAGGATGTCGCGCACGCTCTGCCGGATGTGCTCGATGTCGGTAATGGCTTCGCCGGTGTCGCGGTTCATGCCGAGGTACATCATTGCGGGCCTCCTGACATATCGCCGCCACTCTTAACTTTGTCGTGTAAGTGCTTATCAGCAATTACGCCGTTTGAAATCATTGAACCGCCGCCGTGGGTCACATCACCGTTCATCGTGGTGTCACCGTTAATCCGTGTCTGGCTGACCTCTATCCCAAGTGCATCGGTGATCAGCTGAATGCCGTCTGCCGCTTCAATGCGCACGCTTCTGATGTTCTTTATCAACAGCTGGCCGGTTTCCGGCTCGTACTGAAACCAGCCGCCGTCCTTAAACACGGTGGTGGTGCCGTCGTCCGAATAGTCGGGCGGCGGGAAGGCTTCGGAATAAATGGCAGGCAGCGCAAAGGCGGTTTCAAGATTGCCGCCCAGGCTCAGCAGCACAACCTGCTCCCCGACGGTGGGTTTCCACCATGTGCGGGTGCTACCGGCGCGCAGGGTGAGCCAGTTAATCCAGTTGGTTTCAAGGTCGCCCGTTTTCACCCGGCACAGCCAGTTCACCGGATCCACTTCGGACACGGTGCCGGTGCGGATCAGGTTGGTGATAAGGCGCATGATTTCGGTAAGTTTTTCGTTCATGGTCTGAGAGTGTCACTTTGGCAGGAACCGGGCATCAGCCCGGCGTTGTCTGAGGCATGGCACAACATCCGAATCGCTATTCAGCAAGCCAGCGCAGCAGGGTTTCCCGCACCGTGCTTTCCACGTCGCCGTTCACGCCCAGCAGCGGACGTTCCGCATATTTCACCACCGGGCCGCGACGGCTTACCCGGTCCCGCAGGCCGTAGTGATGGACGCGAGCCAGCTTCTGAACCCCCGGCACAAAGGCAACCTCAGCGGCGTCCGCGCCAGCCTGCGCCTTCAGATACTTCGCTGTTTTCAGCTTCGCAAACATGCCGCGACGGATGCGGCCCTTTTTGCTGCGAGCGGTTACGCGGCGCGGCTCCCATGCGGTGCCGTCCGGGGAACGCTGCGCGGTGATGTTTGCCTGCTGAATGCGGCGCACGTCGCGCGCCACCTCGCGCAGCATCTTTTTCCGGGCGGCAGGCTCCAGTTGTGACAGCAGCGCCGCCAGCCACGCATCGACTTCATGCAGTTCAGCCACGTTTCACCGTCCAGAACTCCTCCGGTGCGTCCGGCTCCGGCACCGCCTCAATGCTGACTTTACCGTCCACAGTGGTTGCCACGACGCGCTCGGTCAGCTTCAGATCCATGCTGATGTCACAGCGGTCGTTTGCCAGAATATCCACCTCAAACGAAAACAGCCTTTCGCGCGCTTCGCTGTTCTGCAGCGCGTCGGGCTGGTTTTCCCGCAGCCACAAAAGCACCGGGGCCATCAGCAGGTTCTGATCGCCGGTGAAGTCGGTGATCACCACGTTCAGCGTGTAGCGATATTCCCACGACAGGGACGGGGCAGACGTGGCAACTACCTGCCCGCTGTCCACGAACAGGTGCAGGCGGTCCGGGTTGTCGGCCACATAAGGGACTGACTTATTCAGGGCGCTGCGTAAGGACTGCGGCTTGTTCATCGTCTTTTTCCTGGCAGCTGATGATGGTATCAACCTTACCGGCACACGCCGCCCAGGCGGCCTCCGTTTCGTCCAGCAGGGCCAGAAGGTCGCCGTTAGTGCGCGGCGCTGCCGGGTCCAGCTGGCAGCGGGTGATTTTCGGACAGCCACTCACGGTAAGATTCACCTCCTGAGAGGGCAGGTCTCTGACGCAGCCGGACAACAGGATCAGGCAGAGCGGCATCAGCCCAGCTGCGAAGTTCTTCATTTTCACGTTTCAGTTCCTCAATCTTTCGCTGCCGGTCGCGCAGCAGCTGGCCGTTGCGTTCGGCGGCGGCGTAAAGCTGCGTCTGCGCCTGGCTGCTGGTCTGCGTCAGGATGTTCAGGGCAATCAGCTGGCTGTTTTTCTGGCTCAGCTTTTTGCCCTGGCCCGCAATGGTGGTCTGCTGTGCATCAATCCTGCCGTGGGCGCTGCTCAGCCGGTAAGACTGCACGCCGGTGATAACCAGCAGGATAAGCACGATAACTGCCAGTGCGCGTGTCATGCTGCGGCCTGCTTAAGCTCTCGCCTGATCATCCAGCGATAAAACAAGGCGTTCAGGCTCATGAGTACCGTAAGCTGCCATCCCGCTGTCCACATCACGACCGCGATAATTACACGGTGATACCACCTGAGCGGCACGCGGTCAGCCAGCTGCGCAAACCTCAGTAGCCAGGCAAATACCCGTTTACGCTCCCCGCAGGTAAAAGCTGCAGCGCAGCACAGCCCGGAAAAACCGATGAAAGCCCATGAGATGAATTCCGCCCATAACATCGCTGCCAGCGGATAGCCCGCAAAACTGCCGTGACTGATACTGACCAGCGTCAGCAGGACGGTGAGTAACGCCGTAAACCGCCATGTTTTAACCATCTGCATTTCAGACTCCCTTAAGGCACCAGGCCAGCTCACGCCCGCGCCGGTTATCCAGCCCCTGACTGAATACGCCTTTTACGTACACCCAGCGCGGCAGCTGGTAACACGCCTCGCGCCACTGGCCCTTTTTCAGCAACGTCACCATGGTGGAGGCGCACACGTTGCCGGTGCCGACGTTGAACGCCAGCGACACCAGCGCGTCATAAACCTGCTGCGGCATTGAGACCGCCACGCAGCGCGCCAGTGCCGCCTCAGTGCGTAACACGTTGGTGATGAAATTTCCCGCCGCCTGCCGTTCCGTGATGGACTTACCCGGCACAACGCCGGACGTGTTGCCGATCCCGTCGGTCCACTTTCCCGCACTGCACTGGTACGGCTGCAGCCGGCAGCCCTCATAGTCGGCAATCAGCCGCAGCCCCTCGACGGAGGTGTGCAGCTGCTGAAAGCCGGGCAGCGTGGCGGCCAGCGCCAGCACCACGCCCACGGCGCAGCGCTTAACGATCTGCAGATTCATAATCACCCCGTGTGATGCGCCCGCTCAGCAGCAGCTGATAGGTTTTGTGTTTGTAGTACCAGCTGATAAGCGCCATCAGCAGGCCGATGAATACCCCGGCCACGGTGGACACGTCCTTCAGATCCATGCCTCCCAGCCACGCCATCACCACCGCCATGCACCAGGTGATAAAGGTGCTGATTTTTTCCCACATGATTCAGTCCCAAAGCTGGACGGCCTGCACGGTGGCCGTCGTTGTCACGTCCGGCAACTCCACCTCCAGCCCGTGCGGTAAGAGGGGGCCGTGCTCCCCCAGCCCCGGATTTGCCTGCAGCACCTGTTCCGTCATACCCTGCGTGCGCCCGTAGTGACGCCAGCAGAGTGCGTCCACCGTGTCATACTGCTGCGCACGCACTTTCATCAGATAAGCTCCACCGTGCAGTGCGGCATGTCCTGCACGCGGCTGATGGCCCAGCGCGCATCGCGCCACAGGTCGCCGCTGGCATCATTCAGTTCTTCGCCGCGCTTCACGGCTGAGGCGGTGGCGTCAAAGTCCTGATAGCGCTCGTTCAGCACCGCGCGCGTCCAGCACCACACCGCATTTATGTAGTGATGCAGGCGTACGCTCTCACCGGCCAGCTTCTCAGCCGGAACGTCGGCCAGGCCGTTATGGCCAGCCAGCTCCTGCCGCTCACGCCACGGGTAAAGCTCCGCGTTAACTTCTGCCATTGCGGTCAGCACCACCTGACGCAGACGCTCCGGCGTCACGGTGCCGTCAACGCGCATGACGCTGCGGAACTTCGCCAGATCGACATCCGGCCAGAATGAGTTATTGGGGATGATGTCCGGCGCTGCCGTCGCCTTCTGTGGCGCGATAAATTCCATTGCTCTGTTACTCCTGAATAGGTGGGCGGTGGACGGGGTTTTGATGCGGCGCTGCCTGTCGCCACCCCGTGCCGCCCCGCGCGTGGGCACGTCCGGTTATCAGCTGGCGTTACGGATTTTCCGCTCCAGCTGCTCAATGTCTTTTTTAACGCCGCATTTCTCGTCCAGCTGCAGGGCGCGCTTCAGATGGTTCAGCGCGGACGCCGGGCTGCTTTCCGTCAACACCCATCCAATGGACTTGTGCAGGCGGGCGCGCGACTGATCGGGCATGTCGTGTGCGTCCACTACCTCCAGCGCCTCCAGCAGCAGGGCCGGATCAAAAGGCGTCTTCGCCAGCATGGCGGCCTTCGCCGCGTCGGCAATTTCTTCGGCCAGCACCGTCGCCGTGGTGCGGCTTCCCAGCGGCATCGCCCATCCAGGCGGGTGATCAGCAGCGCATTCGCCGGGAAGTACGGGGCACGGACCGCCTGCAGGCCGCCGATGCGCTTCTGGCTGATGATCAGATCAGCGGCCAGCGCTTCGGTGTTGGGCTGGCTCTGATTGACCAGCGGGAAATACTTATCAGCCAGCAGCTGGCGTCCGCAGATCACCACCAGTTCGGTGTCGTCCTGATACTGAACGCCGATTTTTTCCGACACCGCGCCCATCACCACGGCGTCCAGGTTACGGAACAGGCCGCTTTTGCCCACGGTGATTTTGTCCGACACCACCTTGCCGTCGTCACCGATGTGCTGACCCAGCACCTGCGCCGGTTTTTCCTGGCGGATTTTTTCCAGCCAGCCGATATTCACGTCCTGCAGCAGCGGGTTCTGTACGCGGTTGGAGGTTTTCTCACGCTTCAGGCCGTTGAAGCCGATCATGATGCGGTCCAGCGCCTGACGCTTCACGATGGCGTCACGGATGCGCACCTGGAAATCGCTGAACTTCGCCCACATGTCCAGCTTTGAATAAGGCAGCGCCGTGTCAAAGTTGGTCTGCGTGCATTTATAGCCGTCGCCGTCGATGTAGGTCGGATCGGTCGGCTCGCGCTCTTTCTGGGTGGTGTCGGTGGTGCCCGCAATCGTAGTCCCGATCCCCAGCCCCAGCCGTTCGCCGCTCTGCTCACTGACCGGCATGATGTTGATGGCCTGCAGGAACGCGGACGACTCCTGAATTTTGCTTTCCAGCGTCTGCGACACGGACGGCTCAATGGTGAATTTGCTGTTCAGCGCGGACAGGTCAATCTTGTTGATTTCTGCCAGCACTGACATGTAAGCATTCAGCTTAAAACGGGTAGTATTTTTCATCGCTTCGCTTTCTCTGTTCGTTAATAAGGTTTGCCGCCGCTGTATCAGCAGTCGGTGCGCACTTCGCCGCCGCTGCCGTTACCCTGCGTGCGCGGGCGGACCTGCTGGCGGCCATCTTCCCGGCTCAGCTGCTGCTGCAGTTCGGTAAACGCCCGGCAGTGCACGGCGGCGCTTCTCCGGTATTTCTTCGCCGCACGACAGACAGAAAAACTCACTCGCCCCTGTCGGGCGGTGAGTCGCGTTAGCCAGATTGCGCGCCAGCTCTTCCTGCACGCGCTGCTGTACCATGTCCATTGAATCAGCCATCAGTGCAGCTCCTGCGCCTGGTTCTCAAAGCGTTCTGCTTCTTTGTCCAGCAGTTCTATGATTTCCGCCGCTGACATTTCCTGCTGGCGGACATGAATTGCCAGTGCGGCCAGGCGGATAGAAACGGACAGCGCATCATCACTACGCTGCTCGGTTTTTGCCTTGCTCAGCAGAGCGCTTAGCGCGTCGTCGTCAGCTTTAAAATTACGGGTCTGGATATTTCGCATTTCTCTTTCTCCTGAATTCGGGCAAAAGAATGCCCGGCGGGTTTACGCCATTTAATTTCGTTAGGTTAATTAATTAGGTAACGTCAGATTCTTTGGAAATAAACTCACGACTGCCTTTAAGTGATTCATTGCACTAATCAGCGCCTTAACTTCGTCACTCGTCAGTTCACTGAAATCAACGCTGTGACGTTCTTTGCTGATATTAGCCAGGAAGAAAATTGCGCTCAGTGCGCGGCCATTCTGTTCAGCCTGGTGATCGCGCTTATTACGCATGTCTGCGATAAAGCGTTTCAGTTCGTGGCTGCAATCGCCGTACATCATGGTGCGAAGTGCAGAGATGTGATTAAGCGCACTGGCACGCTGCCCCGCGTTCATCTGAACAGTGATACTTTCAGCTTTGTAACCCATGATTCTTTCCTCTTACCCGTCAATCCTGCCAGCAGTTCGGCCTGTGAAATTGCCGGGTGCCAGCGCCTGCCCTTATCTGCCGCAATCCAGCCGTGACCGTATGCGTGGGACGGGCTTTGCCGCTTAAGTAGCGGTGCCACTGAAAACGCCATTTTTCAGACCATCCCGATAGATGCACCGATACCGCTTAAAACATCAGCAGTACCTGACAGTGCAGGGTTAGAGTGAACGCGACTTTGAACAGCGAGAGCCGCCAGCACCATGCAGCGGATACCGGTATTAGCTGCTTCAACAATCCCGCGACGGCATGAGGTAGTAATGCTGGCTTGATTTGCAGCACTGGCCGCAAGGGTTCCAACCTGGGCGGAAGCGTTGAGCACGTAAGCGGAAAACTTTTCTGCTGCATGTTCATTTACTGGCACGCACGGCAGACAGTGCAGCTGTGCCAGCATCCCATCTATCAAAGTCGCGTCTTCGGTCAGGTCTGTTAGCAGCAGCAATTCTGCTACGGTCAGCTGATGCACCTGATCAGGGTTAAGTTTGTTGCGCAGCGTTTGCACTTTCATGCTCGCTTGCTGGGCCAGCTCACGCATGTTGTGAGTCAGCGCAAACTTGCGGCACGCTTCGTCGTAATTACTATGTGTGGAAACGCGAAAATCAAACATGCCAATTCCTTTTAGATGTCTCAATATGGTTTTATCAGGCCGACATTGAGATGTGATAGTCAGACGCTGCCTCAACAATCAAAGCCAGCATGTTCACCTCAATAAGAGAATTTACGCCCCCTTTCTTCCTGATTGGTAGGCGGTTTTCTTGACACATCTTACGCGCGGTTCGCTTACAAATTCCGGTGCGACGGCAGTATTCATCCAGAGAGATGAACGGCTCAGCAATCACAAAGTTGAGATTTGGTCGCATTGAAAATTCACTCTTCATAATGCAATATTCCATTTGGGTCAGAAAATGTCTCTATTTGTCACTATATGGCACAACTCACGAAACGAAATATAGGATCACAAAACGGATATGTCAACGATAAACAACACAAAACGACATGAGTCACAACTGATCCGTGAGTCAGTTGAAAGTAACAAAGGTGGAAAAGAGGTCATTTTCCGTCTTGTTGAGGCGTACGGATTTAGCAGCAGGCAGGCGCTTTGCAACCATTTACACGTTTCGCAAAGCACGTTGGCAAACCGCTCTGCGAGAGACACATTCCCAGCAGATTGGGTGATTATCTGCCATGTAGAGACTGGCGCATCAATGCTCTGGCTAACAACAGGTCAAGGGCTTCCATTCACTGACGCAAAAAACTCACGAACCGTGATGGTTGAGCGCAAAAAAATCTCTAACGGGATTCTCGAAGTTGTAGGGGACTACGTTCTGGATGCTGAGCATTTAGAGCAGGGGTTAGCGGCACCTTTCATCGTAGATTCGGACAGAAACACCTACTTGATTGATTCTTATGAAGGGGAAGCCATAGATGGGATTTGGCTGATTGAGATAGACAGGATTGTAAGCTTGAGAGAGTTAGTGCGTTATCCAGGTGGAAGAGTCCGTGTAGAGAATGGAAAAACTTCTTTTGAGTGTCAAGCAGATGAAATAAAGGTGTTAGGTAAAGTCATTTCAAAAACTGAGTTTCTTTAAGAAAATGGCCGTAAGCAAATTAACGAATGGCAAATGGCAGGCACAGGTATTTCCCAACGGCCGGGAGGGCAAGAGAATACGCCGCCAGTTTGCGACAAAAGGCGAAGCATTATCTTTCGAAAAGCACATCAAAGATCAGGCTCAAGATAAGCCCTGGCTCGGTGAAAAAACCGATAAACGCACCGTCTTCGACTTAGTTAACACATGGTATGGGGCACATGGCATAACCTTAACAGACGGCCAAAAGCGTAAAGACGCGATGGAGTTTGCTTGCAAAGCTATGGGTAATCCGCTTGCATCAGAATTCAATGCTCGTATTTTTTCCGTTTACCGTGAGCAACGTCTATCCGGGAAAATCACTCGATCATCTCGTGTGAAAACTGTGACACCGCGAACAGTCAACCTTGAACTAGCTTATTTTCGCGCAGTATTTAATGAGCTTCGACGCTTGGATGAATGGCAAGCACCTAATCCTCTAGATAATATCCGAGAATATAAAATTGCTGAATCTGAAATGGCCTACCTAACAGATGAAGAGATTAGGTCATTACTTAGAGAGTGTGAGGCCAGCACGTCTAAAGATTTACTCACCGTAGTTAAGCTATGCCTGGCTACCGGCGCTCGCTGGGGAGAAGCTGAAACACTGAAGGGAAACCAGATCAGAGCAGGCAAAGTAATCTTCACGAAGACCAAAGGAAAGAAAAACAGAGCGATTCCGATAAGCGATGCATTAATAGCAGAACTACCAGCAAGCAGAAAAGCAAAACCCCTTTTTAGTTCATGCTATGCAGCCTTCCGCTCAGCACTCAAGAGGGCCGAAATCGAAACGCCAGCGGGTCAGTTAACACACGTTTTACGCCACACTTTTGCTTCTCACTTTATGATGAACGGCGGAAATATTTTGGTCCTACAGCGCATCTTAGGTCATACCGATATCAAGGTGACAATGCGCTATTCTCACTTTGCACCTGATCATCTTTTTGAAGCTATCAACCTCAACCCCCTTGAGAGGCTGTGAGAAAAATTGGCAGCAAAATGGCAGCAGAGAATGTCAGTACTTGATACTATATGTCACTATCTGCCACACAACAATTTAATAAAATCAGTAAGTTATTGATTTAACGAAAATCATTTTCGGACTCATAATCGCTTGGTCGCTGGTTCAAACCCAGCAGGGGCCACCAAATTTTAGCTGTTAAATCAGCATATTAGAGCCACCTTTCAGGGTGGTTTTTTGTTGTCCATTCCAGCAGTGTCACAAAAGAGTCGCGCGACATTTAGGTATGCATAACTATGCAGAACTGAAGAAAAGCGGGGAACTGTAGGTATGAAAATCCATCAAAGTCGATAGTGGAAGTACAAGCCTCTTAAAAAACTGCGTCTGATACCTCCGCTATCCAGCTAAATAGAGAACCTTACTACCCTTATCTGCAATCGTTCCCACTTCATTTTGGCGAGGCGCACTATGTTGGCTGTCTACATTTTTTCGCACAATAATAATGGCTGGCAGCATCCTATCGCTCACCGTTTTGAACCTGGACCGTCCGCTAATTTATTTATCCATTAGACAGATACCTGCTGGTGCTGCAACTTTTCGCGATTCCTGTTCTGCTTTTGGCAGAAGCACATGCAACGTGTCCTTGAGGTAAGCCGAATTGGCATACCAATCGTTCAAGTTGTAGGTGCTTTTAAGGAAAAGCACCTACAAAGGTGAATCAGGTTGGTGATGAAGATCATAATCCTGGTGTTTTGGATATTCATTAGATTAACTTGCTCAAAAAAAACCTTTATGGCATTTATATATGCATGTTAAATGAATAGCACCATGCTTATTGAGGAAATATGAGGATAATTTTTAACTTACCAAACAGATTAATTCTTACAATAGCAATTATTGTTTCGAGCCTGATATTTATATTCAAGGTCACCCCGAGTGATTTTAAAAATGAATTCTATCTTGCAATTTCTTCTTTCACTTTACTAACAATATTATCCGGCATACGTATTAGAAACGGAAGATTGGACACATTAAAAAACACCGTTAATGCTCTGTGGAACTTTGAGACCACCTGTGCTTTTTGTTATGGAATGTATTTATTTTTAGATTATAAAATATATGGCATTGAGGAACCCCCACTGCTTACTACATGGGCAAGAGAAAATCCGATTTTATTTTCATCTATAAGTGCAGGACTGGCATTTGTAGCAATATTTCGTGCATCCATATCAATAGCTGAAATTTTTAAAGATTCAATTTCAAAATCAAAACCTTTAGGAAATAATCATACTAGTGTTCCTCCTCAAAAAAATAATATTTAAAAATTAATATAAAGCCCTTCATTAATTGCTTGCTCAGTTCGGCTTTAATGAGGTATGGATCGGCTATGACCCGGCGAAAGGCACGCAGAACGGCGACAGCGCCGGGTGTGTGGTCATGGCACCACCCGCCGTGCCGGGCGGCAAGTTCCGCATCCTTGAGCGTCACCAGTGGCGCGGGATGGACTTCCGGGCACAGGCTGACGCCATCAGGACGCTGACGCAGCAGTATAACGTCACCTATATAGGCATCGACTCCACCAGCGTCGGGCTGGGCGTGTATGAAAACGTCAAAGCGTTTTTCCCGCAGGTGAAGGAGTTTGTTTATAACCCGAACGTGAAAAACGCCCTGGTGCTGAAGGCTTACGACACCATCGCCAGCGGGCGGCTGGAGTTTGACGCCAGCCGCCTCGATATCGCGCAGTCATTTATGTCTATCCGCAAGGCCACCACGGCCAGCGGCAACCGTCCGACCTATGAAACCAGCCGCAGCGAGGAAGTCAGCCACGGCGATTTAGCCTGGGCGACCATGCACGCGCTGGCAAACGAGCCGCTGCAGGGACAGGCGGCACACACGCAGAACATTGTGGAGATTTATTAATGAGCAAACGCAGGAACCGCGCCCGCACGCAGCCCGTGCCGCAGCCGGATAACATGACCAGCGGAGCAGCGTCGGAGGCGTTTACCTTTGGCGACCCGATCCCGGTGCTGGACCGCCGCGAACTGCTGGACTACGTGGAGTGCGTTATCAATGATCGCTGGTATGAACCGCCCGTAAGCGTTGACGGGCTGGCGCGCACGTTCCGCGCCGCCGTGCATCACAGCTCGCCCATCAGCGTGAAGTGCAATATTCTGGCGAGTACCTTTATCCCGCACCGCCTGCTGAGTCAGCAGGCGTTCAGCCGCTTTGCACTGGATTACCTGATTTTCGGCAATGCCTACCTGGAGAAGCGGACCAGCCGCCTCGGTAACGTGCTGAAGCTGGAGCCGTCGCTGGCGAAATTCACCCGGCGCGGCCTCGACCTGGACACCTACTGGTATGCGCACTATGGCATTAACACGGAACCGTATGAGTTTGCGAAGGGCAGCGTGTTTCACCTGATGGAGCCGGACATTAATCAGGAGATTTACGGCCTGCCGGGCTACTTGTCTGCCATCCCGTCGGCGCTGCTTAACGAGTCGGCTACGCTGTTCCGTCGCAAGTATTACCTTAACGGCAGCCATGCGGGTTTCATCATGTACATGACCGACCCGGCGCAGAGTCAGCAGGACGTGGACAATATCCGCGGTGCCATGAAAAGCGCAAAGGGGCCGGGCAACTTCCGCAACCTGTTTATGTACAGCCCGAACGGGAAAAAGGACGGCATCCAGATCATCCCGCTGTCAGAGGTGGCGGCGAAGGATGAGTTTCTGAACATCAAAAACGTAAGCCGTGACGACATGCTGGCCGTGCATCGTGTGCCGCCGCAGCTGATGGGGATCATCCCGAATAATACCGGTGGATTTGGCGATGTCGAAAAGGCAAGTAAAGTATTTGTTCGCAACGAACTGATACCTCTTCAAAAAAGATTACAAGAAATAAACAACTGGGTTAGCGAAGAAGTAATAAATTTTGAGCCTTATCATCTATGATTTAAATATTATCATCAAAGAAAAGGTGGAGAAAACCTTCACCTCTAACTTAGGCTCTGACATATTTAAATCTAAAAGCATTAGCAGCCGGATCTAATGGCTTTATAATTCCTTCATCTCTCAGCTTCTGTAATGCTTTCTTAACTTTCTGGAGATCATCTTCACCACTTAACTGTCTAACTAATTTATTTGTCAGTTGCCCTGCTGGATTTTCTTCGAAGTAGTTGATAATAACATCTTCAATAGAAGCAATAGTTTGATGCTTAACTATCACAACAAAATTATTACCTCTCTCTTCGAATACAGGAGCTACCAATCCAGCTTTGCGCAACTCATTTTTAGCAGTATCAAGACCCTCACCAATATCATGATTTACTGGATTTGGAAGTTTATGTAACAAACGCACTAAATTTGGATTGCGAGAAAATCGCTCTTCGTATAAATTGTTTATTGTCATATATCCTGGTAATCTACCTGGGCTTTGAACTTCAATTCGATTATCATAAACTTTTACGTGTACGTCATCCTTCTGACTGTAATCTCTATGAATAACAGCATTAACTAATATCTCCTTCAATGCTTCTGCAGGATAAACAAGTTTAACCAGGTTATCACCGTCCTTGAAAGATGCTCCATCAACGTATTCTTTTACTTTATCTATAGTACGTAAAATGACGATTTCCAAGGGCCCTTCAATTGTCACAGGGTCTTCTTGAAGTTGTTCTCGTTTGTATTCAGTTTCAGTTGTTCTAAGTCTATATACTTTTACCGCGCATCGTGTATCTAAACTTCCTTGCGGTTCTTCATCAAAAAGTAATACGCAACCTACATTGGGTATAAACTCATCATCTTTTTTAGTTAACAGACGTTGTTTTCTTAAAAAAACTTCCGGCGATTGCGAAGTACCTATTCTGCGTCGATATTCTACATAATAGTCGCTATTAAGAATGTCTTGCACTTCAACTATATCCACTGCTTTTTTCTCATAAGGCTCTGCGCCTTTTGAGTAGGAAAGCTGAGTAACTCTTTCACCTTTTATTTTTACTTTCTGCGCATTAGCCCTTATAAAGCAATCGCCAGAAGCTGTGTAATGCACCTTAGGGCTTTTTGGTATGTCTATATGTAAAATCAGTCCATTTTTCGATGTTTTTAAATATAAAACTTCAACATTCTCAACAGCTGGATTAGTGCTTTCTAATAAAGTTGCTATTATCGCATTAGCTTCCTCCGGCTCATTGAAACCAGATAAACGCTCTCTATCTGAGGCTGCGTCTTCTATACCAACGTAAATATTCCCACCATCAGCATTAGCAAAAGCAAAAGCAACAAAAGTTTCTTGTAATTTATTAGGTGCGATCTGCTTACTTTTAAAATCATTAAAATGATCTTCCGCAGTGTTTAATAACACCTCAACTTCATTATCTGATAAATCAATCACTTCATACATCATCATCATCCTTCAATTTTTAGTCTTGTCAATTTACCATCGCCGATGCTTTTATCAACATTATGATTGACATAACCTGGCGCGCGCTCGTAGCCCCGCCACGCCTGCCCGCTTTATGCAATGGTTTTCATGCACCTGCATGAGATAAACAAAAGCCCGCCAAAACTGGCGGGCCGGAGGGTAAACGATCCTATTGGGATCATGCGGATTCATGCAGCATAGTCATGCACTACCGGGTTTATCTTCTTTCGCAGGCTCAGGCGTTGAGAAATCATCGAAAGATTTGTAGGTTTCTGTATCGAAAAGTGAAACGCCCTCAACCTGATCCATCGGCATTACGTGCCGGAAATGCCCGAAATTGAGTGGCACTGAATCAGCTGTAATGTCCTGGCTCAGGTAAAGCTCAAAATATCTGTGCTGTTCGTGATAGCGCAGCGTATCTTTATCACGGTAGCCGCTGATGTAAGGGATGATGGCAAGGTGCTGTGTATCGTGATGCTCCATGCGAGGCGCTGCTACATAACCGATATAAACTTTCCGTGATTTCAGAGTAACGAAAATCAGCTGTCCTTCATCAATCGCCTGGAGCAGCAATGACTCAATGCCATCCTGCGCTGCCATTTCCCGATATGCCCTTTGCCTCTCTTCATTGTTTTCCAGCGCACGCTTAGCGCTGTTTCCCTGCTCAACAGCAAGCCATACAGCCATTCCCATTGAAAGAACAAAGAAAAGTGGATAGGACATCACCTTAACATCCGTCAGCCATGAGTAATAATCAACGTGGAGGCTAGACCATATCATGCCCAAGATGTTGACTACAGTACTGACCAGAAGGAGGAAAACGAAAAGAGCGGTGACAACAGCAAAACCCTGAATAGCGAACTTACATCCATGCATAGCCACATAAAAGTAAGCATTCCAGCCATCACTTCGGGCTAATTTTATGCGGGATTGGTAATGATTTTGTGTGTACCAAAACCCGCATACCAGAACAACCATAATAATCAACGGACCCATCAACTATCCCTGACGTTTAGCAGCTAACTCTTCCATACGTGCACGCATTGAGTCGCGCACCTGCTGATTTTTCATGTTAACCGTCGCTGAGCCGTTCAGGTCGGTAATGATTTTACCGTTCGAATTGCTGACGTCATGACGGATAGCTTCCTGCATGATCTTACCCGGAGCGGATAACATCTTTCTGAGAAGTTCGGTCATATTACCTCCTGATGACACGAACGCCGCTGGCAGCGGCGTTTACAGTGTGCTGCCATGTAACTATAGGACAGCTGCAAAATAATAAAATTCGGTTGGAGCTACTTCTTAACCTACTTACCTGTAGCAATCAACAGATTTCAGGTGCAATGCTCATTACGGCCTAACGCCTCGCAATGCTCGTTGTTTAACCTTGCCAGCGCCAAAATTAAATTTTGCCGCCAGCAACGTTATCAATATGCTTGGCTGCGGACTCACGCTACTCCGCAGCGTAAAAAATCTCATCATCAGGGACTTTTTCGCAGCTCGAATGCGCTAGTTCAGCGATGATACTCATCGCCAGTTTCATGTCAGTTTGCTTGCAATTTGCAATAAGCGATACCTCAGCAATGAACTGAACGCAAGCCATCTTACGGTTTATCGGTGCCAAATCTTGAGTGTCCATCTAACCCTCCCTTTACTCTAAAGACTGTATAACCATACAGTAGTAGATGCGTTGCGAAATGTGAAATGTTTTTTCATTCAATCGGACCTAATCTGAAAATGAAATGTAAGTCTATCAGTGGTTACAACCTGTTATTTTGATTAGATAAAGCCTTGCTTTCTCCTAGCTAACGGCTTCGCTTATGGCAGCTGTCTTAGTTCAGATCCATTGACTCCATTTATCATCTTCCTGCAGCCGCCCGTTCTTATAGAAAATGCGCATCCCCGAGCCTGAATTGAGACTGCCACCGCACAGAAGCAGATTTGTTTCAGTTTCTTCTCCTGTAAAGCCCCTCGTTTTCAGCTCTGCAATAAGAGCAGCCCGCTGAACATCGTCAATTATCTGCTTATAACTTTGCTTCTGGCGCGGCTTAACCACCCGAAGATGCGCCAGCAGATCCCGGCGCTGTTTTCTGGTCATATTGTCGAAGTCTGCCGGGCTATACAGAGGCGTTTCACCTGTTTCTATCGGTTCAACAGATACCGGATTGCCCCCTGAAATGTTCAGTTTTTCAACAGGGGGACAGTTATTGCCACGAGTCCAAGGGGCGCTAGCGCCCTGGTCGGCTGTCGCCTCCTGAACATCAACGGCCTTACGAACCATTTTCCACTTCACTGCGTGCGTGCAGATACGTCCTGCCACTAGCGGGGACCAGATGCCATAAATGTGGGTGCCGTGATCGCCGTAAGGGGTTGGCTCTTCGTTAAGCTCATAAGCCGTTCTGACAATGTGATGCTTGCGCGGAACAAGCACGCCGCCCTGTTTCATGATGTAGGTGGCAAAGCAGCCCACATCTGCTGCGTCCAGCTGCGGGTTTTCAAGCACGGGCGCACCGGCTTTTTTATCGCTCTGATTTCTCAGCGCCTGACAGGCAAGCAGGCGCAGTTCCCGGTAAGCCTGACGGCCCGGAATGCCAAAGAAGCGGAACTGCTGAACACGATGAAGTGACGCCCACGCCCCGACGTTCTCTGCGCTGTCACGCAATGATTTACCTGTTTCTGCACTGATTTCATCAGACAGGCCACGGCCATCAATATTTTTACTGACGTATTTAGCGATATAACTGGTCGGTGAACCTTTGCGCGGGTTGATAAGTTCAGCTTTAAAGCGTGGCCCGGTATTACTGCCAAGCTCTTCGCGGTCTTCGCGAATGGCAAATTTTCGCAGCAGTGCGGTGACTGAACGGCGCTCCTTTTTGCGCATGAAGCACAGCAGGTGCCAGTGTACGGTGCCATCATGATGTGGCTCAGCAACCCGCACGCCATACCAGCGCATACCGGCTTTGTGCATGGCCTTGCGGAAGGCGGCAAACGTATCAACCAGATAATCACTGCTCTGGCGAACGGTGGCCGTGGTCCACTTTGGATTGGGCCTGCCGTTGTTAAGCGTTGCGTGGAAACGTGATGGGCAGGTGATGGTGTAAAACACGGCGCAGTCTCCGCGCAT